TCATTCATCCGCGTGCTCCTTTAGTTTTCTGGCGTCTTTTACTCTTTGTATCGCGGCGGCGATGGCGGCGATCACCTCTTCGTTGTCCTCGTTGTCTTTGGTTTTCATCTTTTCTAACAGAGAGGGCATCTTATTTTCGACGTAGGACGTATCGAAAAATCCTCGCCTAAAGTCGCGCTCCTTGCTGATGCTGAGCAAAAACGGGATCGTGGTTTTGACGCTGCCTTCGATCGTAAATTCATCCAGCGCGCGTTTTAGTTTATTTACGGCTAGATCGTAGCTAGGGGCGCGCACGATGAGCTTGGCTAGCAAGCTATCGTAAAACGGCGGTATCTGATAGTCTTTATATAGATGGCTATCCACGCGAACGGAAGGGCCTAGAGCAGGGTAGTAGCCGCTGATCTCGCCCGGGCTTGGGATGAAATTTTGCCATGCGTCCTCGGCGGTGATACGCGCCTCGATCGCAAAGCCCTGCGTGATGACGTCGCTTTGCTCCATATCCAGGATTTCACCCGCCGCGATGCGAATCTGACGCACTATGAGATCCACGCCCGTGATCTCCTCGGTCACGCCGTGCTCGACCTGGATACGGGTGTTCATCTCCATAAAATAAAAGTTGTTGTAATCATCGAGCAAAAACTCGATCGTGCCGGCGTTGGTGTAGTTTACGGCCTTTGCCGCTGCGACTGCGGTCACGCCCATGCTCTTTCGCAGGCTTTCGCTCATAGTGGGGCTAGGCGCTATCTCGAGGATCTTTTGGTGGCGGCGCTGGATCGAGCAGTCGCGCTCGGCTAGGTGGATGATGTTGCCGTATTTGTCACCTAAAATTTGAAACTCGATGTGGCGCGGATTTACGACGTATTTTTCCATGAAAACTTCGTCGTTGTTAAAAAACGCCTTAGCCTCGCGCGTGCAGCTTTCAAAGCTAGATTCTAGCTCTTCTTCTTTCCACACGACGCGGATGCCGCGGCCGCCGCCGCCGCCGCTAGCTTTTAGGATGACGGGATAGCCGATGCGTTCGGCGTAGAGCTTGATATTTTCTATCGTTTCGTTGTTTAGCTTTTCGGTGCCGGGCACGATAGGGATGCCGTTTTTATTCATCAGATAGCGAGCGATGTTTTTGTTGCCCATTTTGCGGATGACGTCGGCGGTAGGCCCGATGAAAACCAGCCCAGCGTCCTCGACCTCTTTGGCAAATTCGTAGTTTTCGCTCAAAAATCCGTAGCCCGGGTGTATGGCGTCCGCACCACAAGCTTTTGCGACCTCGACGATGCGCTTGGCGTCTAGATAGCCCTTGATCGGGTCTATGCCGATCTGGTAGGCTTCGTCGGCTATTTTGACGTGCAGGCAGTCTTGATCGGGCTTGGTGTAAATGGCGACGTTTTTGATGTGTAGGTCTTTGCAGGCGCGGATAACGCGAACGGCGATCTCTCCGCGGTTTGCGATCAAAATTTTATGTATCACTTGGCTTTCCTTTCTTATCGTTTTTTGAATTTTACTCTTTTTTGCTTGCTGATGCTTGAATTTTGCTTTTTTTAGAGTACGATCTTTGCGTACCGTCTTTAAATTTGCTATTTTTGCTATTAAATTTTTAGCTTGCTCTACCTTATTTGTATATTTTAATGCTCGGTAGCCAGGGACGCTTGTTTTAATTAAATTTGCTGTATAAGATAACATAAAGATTTTTTATAGATTGTTAAATGCGGCAAATTTGGCGCACAAATTTGAAATTTTATTGGCATGCATCAAATTTGACATAGTAGGGGGAGGCAAAAAATAAAATTTTTAGCAACAATGTCAAAATTTATGAAAGATTTAAGAAACCTTTGGCTATACTTCACATTTCTTTTAAAGTGCGCTCGTAGCTCAGCTGGATAGAGCATTTGATTGCGGTTCAAAAGGTCAGGGATTCGAATTCCTTCGAGCGCACCATTTATTCATTTCTTAAGCTTTCTTTTTAATTCTTTTCTTTTCACGAAGCGCGTTTTTATCGGGGTTTGAGCTGATTTTTACTTTTCTTTTGTTTTCTTTGCTTTTCTTTTTATTTCTTTTCTTTTAAGGATTTTTAACGGATAATTTTACAGATAAATCTCTATCCGTTAACTTTTGTCCGTAAAAAATCTTCGCTTGATTTTTAGGGGCTTGCGGATACATAAAGGATAAAAATGCCAAAGATCAATCCCCCGCTAACCGACACGGCCATAAAAAATTTAAAGCCTAAGGACAAAATTTATAAAAAATCCGACGGACAAAATTTGTTTATATTTATCGAGCCGGGCGGGCGTAAATTTTTTGCGCTTGAGTATAAAAGCCCGCTCACGCTTAAGATGCGGCGCATGGCTTTGGGGAACTATCCGCTTTTGACTTTGGCCAAGGCTAGAGAGCTAAGGATGGAGCTTTTGCGCCAAATAAACGATGGAGTCGATCCGCTCAACGCAAAAAGTAGCGATACGAGTAGAAATTTTGAGCGTTTGGCCATGGAGTGGATAGATAAAAAAAGCGAAATAATCAAAGCGTGGACGGCGCAAAATCAAACTAGAAACGCGCAAAAATATCTATTCCCGTACCTTGGTAAAAGAGATATATCGGGCATCACGGCCGCCGAAATAATTGAAGTCCTGCGAAAAGTCGAGAGCGGCGGCAGTCTGAGCGTGTTAAAAAAGCTATTTCAATTTTGCGGGCAACTGTGGCGATACGCCGTAGTTAGTGGCAAAGCGTCCCACAACATCATCGCGGATATAGATTTTAAATACACGTTTAAAACCAAAAAGCAGCAAAACTACCCGGCGCTAACGGACGATAACGATCTGCGCGCGCTGGTGCTGGCTATCGACGAATACGGCGGCGAGCATAAAACCAAGGTCGCGCTAAAGCTTGGGCTTTATACCGCGGCCAGGTCGTTTAATATACGCTCGGCGCAGTGGAGCGAGTTTGATTTCGACAAAGAAATTTGGAGCATAGAAGCGGGTAAAATGAAGCAAGATGAAGTTTTTAAACTTCCTATGTCTATGCAGGTCAAGGCATTGCTTCTTGAATATCGTAAATTTGCCGGGCGCAGCGACTATCTATTTTTTAACCACTTTAGCAAAACGAAGTATATGAGCGAAAATACGCTAAACGTCGCGCTTAGGCGCATGGGTTACACCAAAGACGAGATAGTATTCCACGGGTTTCGCTCAAGTTTTAGCACTGTTTGTAACGAAAACACTCACGTTCACGGCTACTCCGAGGCTATAATCGAAAAATGTCTAGCGCATAAAGACGCAAACTCGGTAAGAGCGGCGTATAATAGGGCGGCAAATTTGTCGCACATGAAAGGGCTTATGCAGTGGTGGGCGGATTATTTAGACGGCTTAATCGCTTAAGCCGTCTGCATAGGGGCGGTTTTGACCGCGCTTTTGATGAAATTTTCAATGCTGGCCCTTGGGTAAACTACTGTTTTTTTGCCTAGTTTGAGCTTTTCTATATAGCCTTCTTTGACGTAACGCCAAAGCGTAGCGTCGCAAACTCCGCCTAGCATCTCTTTGGCTTCTTTGGTGGTGATATATTCTTGGCCTATCATTTCGTGTCCTTTAATTTTTGTGGCAATCTAAATCCAAGAGCGTAAAGTGGAGTAAAATTGCTAAAATTATTAGGCTTCTCAATCTCGGCTCTAATGGCACGATAGCCCGTTTTATGCCAAACCCCATCATTGTCCTGATACTCCCAGTACCATAATACACTATCTGTATTGATATATTGTTCATTCATTGGCCCAAAATCTATAGGGATCTCAATGCCGCATAGATTTTGGAGCTCATACCAAAGTGCGCCAACCCCCATTATCTTATATACGTCGCCGCCAAAAAGCGTGAGCCCCTCAGAGTCAAGACAAACAACTGTGTCCCCTATTTTAAATTTGTCTCCTTTTGGTTTTACTCGGTAATTGTTGCGCTCCCAATCCCAAGACGGAGGGCAGGTATCAAGCCATTTATTGCTTCCTATATCGGCTCTTTGTATTTGCTCGCCTCTTTCATAGGCTTGCATTACTTCGATCATTTCGTCTGTGTTCATTATTTATCCTCCTATTCGTTTTAATTTCGGCTATTTACCGCTGTTTCTGACGGCTTCTAGTATTGAATTTGTGGTATTGTATTTTATAAGTTCTGTCTCGAATTTTCTAGCGTAAAACTTCATTTTCGCTATGATCGCGTACATTTCCTCTTCCGATAAATTATCGGCCTCGTCAAGAGCAAAAGTGTCGTAACCGTTAATCAGATGATAAATAACGGTTCTACAATACTGGTTAATCTCTTTTTTCGTTAAGGTTTTCTTTTGCTTCATTCAAAATCCTTCAAATATTCTCGATATAAAAATACGCTAGGCGTTGGCCATCCTCAGTCCCTCGTGGGCTTGAATAGCATCTATTTTTTGCCGTCATTTTCTAATCCTTACTACAAAGTTTCTTTGATACTTTCTGATATGCGCGCGTACGGGATATAACCGAGCTTATCAATTGCCAAATATACTCTTGTTGCCAGCACTATAAGAACGCTGTCATTTATCCCATATTTTATCGCATCCTTAATTATGGCCGTAATTACAACGCCTGAGCAAGAAACCCAAGCAAGAGGAGGTTTTTCTATTGCGCTTATCAAAAATATGGCAATACGACAAAGAACATATGCGCGCTCGCTATCGTTTTGTGCCCTAGAGTATTTTGCCCCCTCTTCATATATATTTTTTACTAGCCTCGCGCGTTGAATTTCTGTGCTTAGTTTTTGTTCTTGCTTTTGCTCTTGTATCAGTTTGTAAATTTCGTTTAGTTGTTTTTGCATATTAACTCCTTATGGGTTGCCGATACGGCTTATTATGCCGCGCAGTCGGCGATCTTTGTACGTCATTGTCTTGGCGTTTAGTGCTGCCTGTGCGCTCTCTTTGACTTTTCGCAATATTTCCGCCGCACGCGAGGGCAAGACTACTTTTTTACGTCGTAGCCTTGCAATTTCCTCCTCACATCCCCCTTCAAATTTCGATCGCCCCAAACAGCGCACCCGGGTCGTAAATCGCATAGCCGTTTAGTAAAGCGTGATTCATCTCCATTAAAATACCTTTTGAATCTTGTGTGATGTCGGGGTTGCAAGACTTCTGGCTAGGTACGAATATCGCGCCGCAGCTATCAAGCTGCTTTAGGCAAATTTGCATAACTTCGTCATAGTCTAGGTTCCTATACCTCGCATTGTTTAGCACTGGGCTAAAAAGCTCGTATCGCTCGTCGCCGTTAAAATACTCGTTGGCTTCGGCTAGAGCTTTGATGGCTACGTCGCGCGCCGTTTTCTTGTCATCACCGAATGCAGAATAGGGGCTGCAGACGTAAATTTTAATAACTTCCATATTTATTCCTCAAATAAGCTTCGTTCTTTTGATGCCGCGGCATCCGTGAATATCTCATCGCCGTCCTCGATAGCGCGTTCCATAGACATCTCTTTTTTTGGGTCTAGCATAAATTTAACCCTCTTTGCCGCTAAGTCCAGCATCAAAACGTCGTAAACGAGTTTTTGGCCGCTAGGGCGTATCTTTAAAATAGGTAAAACCATCTTTTTCTCCTTTATAAATTTGCTAAATTTTGACATATCGCTAAAACTAAAACCAGCCCCAAGGCCGCTAAAAACCTTTTAGCCCCGCGGATAAACAAAGTGCGCCCCAAAGACGGGGAGCTGCCCAAAGCACGGCGCGGCACGCCGGCGGCGTCGTAAATCCTAATCGCTACTTTTTTCATCTTGCACCTCCGCATCGATAACGTCGTCCTCAACCTCGATCGTGATCTTGTTTAGGCGGGACAAAATCTGCTGAGCCGACACAGCCTCGGGCGGCATGATAGCTAGACGGTCTAGCATCTTGTCGCTTCTGCCGGCTGAAAGCGTAGAGATAAATTTCGCTCGCTCAAAGTCGTCGGCGCTAACCATGCCCGTCTCTCGCTGCTTGGCCACGATGCGGCGCGCTTCGCCTTCCATGATCTCGTAGCTAGCCGCCAGTAAGACGTTGTTTCGCTCGATATCTACCTTGGTGTTTTTGACCACCGTCTCGAGGCTTGACTTTTGCAACAAATTTCTAGTTTGCTTGTCCTCGCTCATGGCAAGAGTAACTTTGTTTTGTAAGGCCTGCGCCCAGTTAAAATCCTTTTTCCAGCGGTTAATGGAGCTGCTAGAACCCTTTAGTCCTAGAGCGTCTAGTTTGGCGGCTAGCTGCTCCTCGCTAATGGGCTTATAGTCTGTTTCAAACGTCGCACTATCAAGATATATCTCGAAGGCTTTTTGCTGCGTTTCGTTCATCTGCTTCATGTTTTTTCCTTTGTTGTCTCGCGTGGCTCACATTCCTCAAAAAATCGTGAGCCGCCCCAACCCCCTAAAATACGTAATCTTATAAATTCTTTGGCTCATAAGGTTAAACAACTTGAGCCAACAGTTAAACCCGATTTTACCGATGTTTAATAGCTTAAGAATTCTCTTTGGCTCACTATTTTTTTATATATAGGTTATGAAAAAAATTTTTGAAAAACAAAAAACGATTTCAAACCGATATAGGGGTAAAAATGGCGAGATTGTGAGCCAATAGCCCGCCAAGCCCCAAAAATAGGGCAAACTGCCGGCTCACAATAAATAAAAATTGTGAGCCAGAAGTGAGCCGCCCCAGATGTAAAACATCTATCAAACGCCCTAAAATAGGACGCTTTGTAGATATTTTTATTTAAAATCATCGTGAGCCGCAAAGAAAGATTAATTTTCATCGGATTTTGCTCCGCCTGCTTGATAATAGCTCATTTGATTTATTATGATTTCGCCACCGTTTTCTATCTTTACGCTGTCAAAGTCGAGATTGTCGCTGCTAACCCTAAACCCAAAAAAGCATCTAGGCCTCTCGCCGACGCCTGCATAATTTACCGGCATTCGTTTTTGGCCGTAAGAGCAGCTAATTCCCGCAAGTGTAAGCTCGTCGCGCAAAGCCTGCGCGAAGTTCTTTTGCGCTATAGGTTTACCACCTTTGTCGTTCATGTATGCTAGATAAATTTTATAAAGCGGTACCGACGGCACAAAATAATCAGCGTCCGCAACGATCGCGTCTTTGACGAAAGTGCGAAGTGGATTTACGCTATCTCTATACTCTTCTAGCTCGGTTTGCATGCGTTTAGAGCGCGTAAATTTGTTTTGTTTAATGAGGCGCTTTAGCCCCTCGAGCGCCATATTAAAAATACCCGCCAACTCATCGCTGAAGCGATCGCTAAGGCCGCGTATTTTTTGATTATCTTTTACCTCTTTATCAAATACTATAAGCAGCATGCGCCTAAATACGCCGTTATCGATGCCGCTTTTTGGCTTTTCGTTACCGGCAAACGCAAGCTTAGGCTTCTCGCTAGGAAGCAGCGAATAAGGCTCTTCGTTTTTTGGGTTTATGGTGATCGCGTCTTTGGTGCTGACGATAGCTTTTAGATTTGCCAGTTGGCCTTTATCGGTACCGTTTTTGTCGATCTCGGAGCCGATATTTAAGAGCTTATTCGTAAGCGCGCAAAGCTGGTGCCCTTCAAACTGCTGAAGCTGAAGGGACGAGACGTTATCCTCGCCGAAAAAGTTTCGGATAGTATCTAGTATAACGCTCTTGCCGTTTGCGCCGCTTTTACCGTAGAGGAACAAGAAGCTTTCAAACTCATGGCTAGGCATAAAGCAGTAGCCGATAAACTCCATAAGCGTTTTGATATCGTCCTCGTCGCTCATGATGTCGCGCAAAAACTTAGTCCACTTCGGGCATTTGGCCGATGTGTCGTAGTTAAATTTTAAGATATTCGTCGCGGCATCTTTATAGTCGTGCTTTTCTTTAAAGGTGATGACGCCGTTTTTGCTGATAAAGATCGTGCCGTTTAGTAGATTTATAACGCGGCGCGGCTCGTGCGCTTTGATCTCATCCAAATTTAACGACAAACTCGTTAGATCCTCTACGATTTTATTTACGTTTTCGCGGCTTTGCTTTTTCTTATCTACGTATGCCGCGGCCATCCAGTGCGTGTGGATAAATTTGGCTAGTGCATTGGTATCGATTTGCATAAAGTGATTACTCGCCCAAACGTGCAAATTCTTTTTATACTCGCCAAGGCGGTAACCTAGTTTTAAAAACGTTTGATTTAGACTTGCCGTCATATCTGTGATGTGCGTTTGATGATAGTTCGTGCGCATAGTTTTGTTGATGCGGAAGGCGTCGCTAAAAGCCTTTGAAAAACGCTCGAAATTTTGCTCCTCTTGCTCGGTCAAAAGGAAACTTTGGATATAGGCTTTTTTAAATTCCTCGTATCGATCGCCCATTTTTCTTTCCAGCTCTTTTGCCGCGTTTAGCACTTCATCGACGTATTTGTCGTCCAGCTCGCCTTTGACCGGGAAAATATTTATAAAGTTGCCTTCGATATCTTGCGCCATTATCTCGGCTTTGATTTGGCGAAATTCTTTAATGGGTAAGTTTTGCTTAAATTTGTCAAGCTTTGCCGAAAGGTTCGGGAAGTATTCACAAATCTCGTCAATGACGACGCTAGTCGGTTCAAAGCAGCTAAAGGCTACGACATCTAGCGGGCTAGCGTCCTGAAATTTAAAGGCGAAGTCGTAAAGATAATCGCTGATGTCGTAGCCTTTTGAAAAGTTCTTGCCTATCATATAAAAGAGCACGATGCGGATACTTTTGGCGACGTCTTTTAGTTCGTAAAATTTCTTGATAGCGTTTTCATAGCCCGCCTCGTCATGATCGAACCAGATAAAAACGTGTTTGTCTCTTAAAAGCTCTTTGTATTCTTCCCAGCTCGCCGTTACGCCGCCCAGAGTCAAAGCGCATATACCAAAACACATCAAATTTAACGCGTCTTTTTCTCCTTCGCAAATAACTACTTTATCGCCTTTGTAGTCGGCATAGAAATTTAGCGGGAACGGGCTAGCGTGTGCACCGCTCTCGCCGATCCATTTGCCGGGCATTCGCTCGTTTGAAAGTTCTCCCTTATACGTATCGTAAGAGAATTTCTCTCTATATTTTACGTTCACGGGCGCGCCGTCTGCGTCTCTGATGATGATGGCCAGGCTTTTATGCTCAAAGCTATAGCCGATAAGTTCGCGGCTATATGCGTCAAAGCTATCGCTGGGCGTCGGGAATAGGGCCGAAATTTGATCCTTGATCAAATCGTAATTTTTTAACTTATTTTCCACGAGCTGCGGAGCGGTTTTAGCCAACCTAAATTTAAGTTTGGCTTCCTTGTTCGCGCGCTCGGCGGCTTCTTTTTTCATGCGAGCTTCATTTTCGGCTTTTAGCAGAGCTTGGTGCGCCTCGTAGGCCTTCTTTTCCTCTTCGGTCATCTCTTTTGCGTTGATAGTATTTGGGATACCGAAATGATCGCAAACCCTTTTGGCCGCTTGAAGCGGCGAAATTTGCTCTTTTAGCTCGACGAATCTCACGATATCGCCGCTAGTATTGCAAGCAAAGCACTTGAAATACGCGCCGCTAGCGTCGGAGTTTATGCCTAGGCTAGGGGTGCCGTTGTTATGATCGTGAAACGGACAAAAGGCGTTGCCGCCTTTAAATTCAATGTTATAAGCGCTTTGAATGAAATCCTTAAAGTCTTGTTTCGACACCGTTTGTTTTATCGTTTGAAAAATACTATCACTCATATGTTTGCCTATCCGACCAGTCTAAATTCTTTATTTTTTGTGAGCTTTATCCGCTCGAAAATCATTTTTACGACGTTTACGCTCATTGCGTTTCCAGCTTGCTTATATGCCTGCGTATCACTCACGACGATCTCAAAATTCTCAGGAAAGCCTTGCAGGCGTAAACACTCCCTAGGGGTTAGCTTGCGTATGCGCTCGCTCTTTAGTAGATTATTTTGCTCAAAGCTATTTGAGCTAATCGTAAGGCAAAGTTCAAACTCGGCGCCTTTATTAAACCCCCTTGACCTTTGAATAACTTTGGGCGTTTCTTGATTGTTCTTGGCCGTCAATAGTGTTGGGCTCACTCCGTCTGTATCATAAATTTGCCTTGCTCTTTTAAATGTAGGTATATCGAGCTCGCCGACGACCTTGATAAAAGTATCTGTCCTGCAGTGTCTCTGGTTTGTAGCGAGAGTGTTGGCGATATTCGCGTTTGCGTCTTTAGGGCGAAATGCACCGTTAAATTTTGAATGTTTGCTGCGAAAATACGCCAAAGCCCTATCGCTCAAAAAGTATTTTTCCTCTACGCTCGCATCCAAAAAATCAGCCAGCCGTCCGCAGCCGGTTTTAGGGGCTAGCGAAAAAGCGTGGTATTCGCGGGCATCTAAAAACCCCACGATATACAACCGTTCTCTATTTTGCGGTATACCGTAGTCTTTGGTGTTTAAAATTTCCGCGTGGCAATGATAGCCTAGCCCTCGCAAAACCTCTAAAAACCTTTGATAGCTTTTGCCGCCGTTGATAGATAAAAACCCTTTGACGTTTTCGTAGATAAAGACCTTAGGGCGAGCCTCGCTAACGACGCGGTAAAACTGCCATATCAGATTGCCTCTCTCGCCGTCCTCGCCCGCGCGTTGTCCCGCGATTGAGAAGTCTTGGCAAGGGCTACCGCCTATCAAAATATCTATTTGCCCGGCATAAGCTCTAGCGTCAAGATCGCAAACGTTCTCGTAAAAAGCTAGCGGGGCGTCGTGATTGGCTAGGTAGCTAAGTCGGGCGAATTTGTCTATCTCGCAGGCAAATATCGTTTTGGCCCCGCTAAATACTTCGCGAGCCGCAAACTCTGGCGCGCCGATGCCTGAAAAAAGAGTGGCGAGGGATATTTTACCCATCACCAATCTCCGCAAAAAGGTTATTTTCTTTAATAAATTTTTTTAAAATTTCTACGACTTCGCGTGCGAAATCGGGGTTTTTGAAACGAAAACGCCTAAAATAGAAATAGATCGCGGCCTTGTTTTTGCCCGTATGTTTGGCTACGTAGTCCGCTAGCGCGCTTTCGCTGGCGGTGCATTCAAGAGCCTTGTAATACCAATCAGCTACCTCGTCAAAATGCGGACAAAGGTAGTTTTGTTTGACGAAGAGGGCATGCTCGTAAATCATGAAGCGGTCACGGCGGTTATGATCTCGGTCAATATAGCTCAAATTTTGCAGATTTTTCTTGCAAGTTTGCAAAATAGAGGCGTGATCCGCGCGGATATAATCCCTCGTTGCAGTCATAACTTAGTCCTCTTTGGGCGCGAACAACCCAGCTGCAGCTAAAGCCAAAATAGCTCCTCCAGTGAAGGAACAAACCGCAATAGCGATAACGGTTACGGTAAACACTCCAGACATCGCTCATCCTTTTTGTTAAATTCACTCTTTAAACCCCTTTGGGATATAATCAGGTTGCTACACAAAATCCAACCCAAAGGAGCTAAAACAATGAACCAATACGAAATAACCCTAGAGCTAGTAAAGCTCGCTGCGCAAGAAGGCGCTTTTAAGTCGTCAAATAAAGACGAACTCGCGCGAGATATCGCTAAAGCTTTTAACGAAATCAAGGCCGCAATCTTTAAAGACGACGAGCATGGCAAAAACGCCCCTAAGACCGACGCTTAGAATAGTTATCCTCGACGGTGACGAAATACCCGTATAAAGCTAATATTATGCGTTCGGCCTCATAATCGCTAAAATGCCTTAAGGTGCTGACCGTTTCGTAAAGAACCTGCGCGGGAGACTTAACGGCGAGCTTTTCGCCCATTTTCGTCTCCGCTTCGGTCGCGGTTCGGGTACTCGTTTGCGCCGCGCCGTCTAGCTCGTCCATAAACTTTAGTAGCCGCGCTGCTACGTCGCTCGACGGCAATTCGCCGCATTTTAACGCGTCTTCTAGGAAGACTCTGGCGTCTTTCGTCTCTACGCCCACGACCTCGGGGTAGATAATATGGGCGGTTTGTTTTCGCTCATTCGCGTCCTTTAGTTTGGCTTCTAGGACGCTAATCTCAAGCCTATATTTATCCAACTCGGTTTTTAAAAACGACCTTACTGCTTCTTGTTTTTCAAACTCAGACATCGCTCATCCTTTTTGTTAAATTCACTCTTTAAACCCCTTTGGGATATAATCAGGCTGCAAAACAAAATCCAACCCAAAGGAGCTAAAACAATGAATATCGTAAAAGTTCAATCCTCCGCCATCGAATATGTCGGGTACGACGAAAAGTCAAAGATCATGCTCATAAAATTTTTAGACAAAGACGTAGAATATAAATTCTGCCGCGTTCCCGAAACGGTCTTTAAAAAACTCATTAGCGCGCCTTCCGTCGGGACTTATTACCACAAGCACGTAGAGGGTAAATATCTCTGCCCCGAATTCGCGAAATAGTCCTTAAAAGATCGTCTAGCTCTTTTAAAATTTCTTTATTGTCTATACGCCAACTATAGCCCTCTCGCGGCTCGGTATTAACGTCGTCGGTGATAACGCAGTTGCTGTGAAATGCAAAATCATGCTCGCATTTTCGCAATACGCGCAAGATACGTCTTTTTAAATTTTCTCTACGCATCGTCTTATAACCATCCGTAAAACGCGCCCACGAAACGGTAAGCGCGTTTCATCCTGTCGTTGGGCGAAAGATCCATCCTCACGCCGCACTCGTTTTCAAAAATTTGTATAATCCTAACTATGGCATCCAGATCGCCGCCGTTAAAGCCCGCTTTTCTAAATGCATGCGCCATCTCTTCTTCATCTGTTAAAGCACAAACGCGCACGCGCTTGCCATCTTGATTTTCGCTCTCACGCATCGCTTCTCCTTTTATTAAAAATTTCGCCTTGTCCTTGATATATCCAGTTTTGATTGAGGTTATACTTTTCGGCGAGTTTTACCACCCACTCGTAGGGGATGAGCTTGCGGCCAAAACGCACCTCGTTAAAGATGTATTTCGTAGCCCCTAAAAACTCGCAAATTTGGTTTTGTTCTAATCCTAAAATCAACCTTACCCCCTCAAGCCTATCGCCCACGCTTGTAAGAACGATAACTTCGTTAGGTTTGTGCCTCATAAATAATCCTTTTTAGTCCAAAGTTTTGTTATAATTCGTAAAAACTTTTAATTTAACGCTTATTTTATTTTAGTGTTAAATTAAATACTTTGACTTAATTTGAACGTATTATACATTTATATGACTTATATGTCAAGTATTATACAGCCAAAAATTTAAAAAAGGGATAAAAATGGAAAATTTAGAAGCCGTTTTGGCGAGAATAAAGGGGGTACTAGGGGTAAAGACAGATAAACAAATGTGTGAGGCTTTAGATATTCCGTATGGCACATTAGATACATGGAAACGTAGAAATAATATACCAAAAAGCAAAATTCTAGACATAGCACAAAAAATAGGAGTTAATATGGATGCACTTGTAAAAGGCTCTTTTAATCAGTTTGGTTTTAATAACAGCCAAAATTTTGGAACTATTATTTCTAATAGCCCAGCAAAAGAGAGCAATGAGATGATGCAGGAATTTGTTGAGTTGTTTAACAAATATGGTAATGCTGAAATGTTGAACGGTTTTATTGAAAAACTAAAAAAAATAGAAAAAATCTCAAAAGGAGAAATATAATGGAGACTTTTATTAATTGGTTTTTTAACTACATGAACTATAGGGCAGAAAATCCAAATAGCTCATATTATTTTGTAGCCCTTTGGATTGGTATTATTGTTATATCTTGGATATTAGGCATAATAAGAAAAAGAAAAAATAGGCAGCGCTTACATATGCTTGCAAAGCAAAAGCGTGAAGATAAAATAGAAATGATGGCTGAGGCAATGCGGCGAAGCGGAATAAAAAGCGGTATAAATATAGAAAATTCTTTTAACCAGTTTGGCGATGGCAATAATCAGAATTTTAAGTTGCAATAAATTAATATCATGAATATTGAAGACGCTCTCTTAAAGGTCTTTTTGGGCACTATTGCGTTTTTTGGGCTCTTATTTGTTGCAGATATCGTGTTGCGATATCTTGAAAATTTATTAAACAGTGTTTTTATTGTAAGGTCAATCAAAATTTTAGAAGAAAACGAAAAGGAACCGATTGCGGTAGATAGTAGAAATGTAGAATGTAATCCATCTGAGTATTCAACAAACAAATATGAGGCATTGGAACATTGTTGCTTTCAGGAAGATATAAAAAAAGAACAAATTATAAATAATAATATTAAAAAAAAGATATCACAATACTGTGAATGGATAGAAAGTAATTTAATTCCAGAAAAGGCTCTACCGCTAGAGCAAGTTGAGATAGAAAAATTTAAAATAAATCAATATTTAAATGCAAAAAAAGACTATGAAAAAATAAGGGACATTGAGGCAGAGGATACTGATTTTTTAAAAAATAAATTGGTTATTTTTTATAATCTTTATAAAGAAATTAATCGTATATCCTGGCAAGTCAAAAAAACACTAGAGGAAATAAAAAATATAGAATATGAATTTGATAAAATAGACATCAATTTTTTTACGCATAAAGGTAGTAAAATTTTATTCTTTAGAAAAATGGGCTCCGATCAAGATTTCGTATTATCTATGCAAAAGTTATATTATGATTTTAAAAATGATAAGAATCTAAATATTGGTTTTTTGCATCAAAAGCTTTTTACATTTAGAGTGCTATTGGGTGTCAATAGGGATTTGTTGAAAAAATACAGCGGACAATGTAAACATGGGGTATATGGAGCATTCTTTTTTCCAAATGAGTGCGAAAAATGCAAAAAAGAGTATAACTCTTTTTTATATAAGCAAAAAGTACTGTTTGACTATGAAAATAAGCTTGCAAATTTAACTCCTGAAGAGATAGGCAAGAGATATGAAAGATACATAGGATATTTATACGAGACAAACGGATACAAAGTAGAGTATAACGGTATAAAGATGGGCAAAAAAGACGACGGTATAGATATAATCGCAACAAAAAGACGAGAGCTCATAATAATACAATGCAAATGGTATAAGGAAGATAGCCAAATACACAGCAATACGATAAGGCAATTAAACGATAATTTACACGAGCGCACGGCCGATAATCCGAACAAAAACGTCGCAGCTCGGCTTTATTCTGCCTACGACAATCTTGACGAACAAGCGCGCGCAAGGTTGGCAAAGACGCAGATAGAGCACGTCGTGCTACCATACGATAACGAATACCCAAAAATAAAATGCAACATCAACGATGATAACGGAGAAAAAATATATCATTTGCCTGGCGTGGGAATGTATGATTACATAAAAATAAACGTAAATAGAGGCGAATTTTATGTAAAAACCATAGAAGAAGCTGAAAAATTAGGTTTTAGGGCTGTAAAAAAAGAGTTAAAGGCGATAAGGGAGGCATAGCAAATTCAGGCGACGCAAAAGCAAAACAAATCGAGCGAGGATGATGCGGAAATGGAAGCGTTAATAAACGGCGGTGTGTGCGGTTAGCATAGCCGAGAGCAACGGGCTGTGGTCAGGTAAAAATCCCGTAAAGCCTGAAATTTGGGAAAAACTATATAAAAATAAAATTTCAAAGGAGAAAAAATGGAAGAAGAAAAAATAGTTTTAGATAGGATTTCGGAGATACTTAAAGATGAAAATAAGGCAAAGGCACTAGAGGCTGTTTTGAATGTTGCAAATATAGAAGATGTGAAGACCTTAAAAGAAGTATTGGACGACTACAGGGTAATCAACAAAGAAGTAAATGGAGTATCTTTGCAGGATAAGGTTAATTGCGTTATTAGATCGCATGAGTTTATACAGTTTTATGAGTTGTTGCAAAGTGAAGATAAGCGCAATGCACTGCAATTGATTTTAAATGATTTGATGGACGCTCAAATAATACAAAAAATACAAAAAATTGAAGAATACCATAATCTTTTATATGGAGCCAGTGGTGGTAAGGATTGCATTGAAAAAATGCACGAAACCATACAAGATATGGAGAACAATAAGTCCAAGGCTGAAGAATTGGCTGAAGGCGTTCGAAATATTGGTAAAAATTTGCAAGAAGAATGTAATAAAGTATTCGAGGATGCAAAAAAGATATTGCCTGGAATAGCGGCGGCAGAATTAGGAAAATCTTTTAGAGAACAGAGAGAAGATACTGAAAAACTTTTAGAAACATGGAATAAAATTTTTACAACTTCCAATATAGTGTTTGTTGTGATATGCTTTTTATATTTTATAATGACATTCAATAAGGATTTTAACTTTAGTAGCTTTTTAAGAGTGTTGCCGCTTTGGGTTTTTAGCGGATTTTTTATTTATTATTCTACAAAGCAAATATCTGAATACAAAAGAATAGCAACCGAATATAGATATAAAGAGTCTCTAAGCACGGCATATATAGGCTGGAGAAAAGAAGTGTACAGGCAAGATGGAGAAGAAGATGAAGAAAGAAAGCAAAAACTACTAGATATGACCTTTGATGCTATAAAAATAAATCCTAGCGATAAAATAGGCTCATCTGGAGGCAATATACCAACTTTGACTTTTTTGGAAGGAATTGTCGATGTGCTGCCTTTTGAGTTGCTAAAAAAGCTTCATGACAAGATAAGTAATATTCTTAATATCGCAAAAAATTAACGATTTTATACGTTTTTTAGGAAACTCATAATCTAAACTATCCGCAAAAAAGCGGAGAGTTTAGATGGATAACGACTTAAATTTAATCGAAAAAGCATTTAGAGATCTTGAAATTCACAAAGATAGATTTTTAAAATGCGAAGCGGCGTTTCTCGCCACATACAAAGACGACAAGCGAACGAGCAAGCTCAAAAACTCCGAGCGTAGCCGTTCTAAACTGTATGTCCCTCTAATCAAAACTACCGTTTTTATCATACATGCGATTTTTAAAACAAGCTTCATGAGCGATCGTTGCCCGATCGAGATCACTCGTGTCGGGCGCAGAAGCGACAACGATCTCATCCTGCAAAACGCGCTCACGGCGGTACTCAAAAACCGCTGGAAGAAAAAAGAGCACCGCGTAGGACTCAGTAAAGCCGTACTAAGCGCGCTATATCTGCCGCTAGGCATAGTAAATCTTTTTTACGACAAAGAGCAAGGCGATATCGCTACGCGCTTCATCCCCATCACAGATCTAGCCTTTGACAAATACGCAAGCGACATCAACGATATAGAATACGTCTGCTACAAGTGGCGTCAATCTGTGCGCCAGGTCGAAGAAAAAATCAAAACGAAATTTTACAAAGGCAAAGACAAAGAGCTCATCCTAGGCTCAAAGGTAGAGTGGAGCCAACGAGTGCAGATGAAAGATATCTACAAAAAGGTCTATGTAAACGGCCGCCAGATGTGGGAGCTAAAGAGCTTCGCTAATGATTTTTTGGTAAGAGAGACTAAATTTTCGACTCTACCGTTTCACTTCGGCTACTGTATAGACGCGATGCCAAGCATCGAGGAGAGCATGCGCGAAAACGAAAACGCCGTATACGGCTCGTGCGTGCCGGAAATCGTCAAAGAAATTCAAGAAGAATATAACATCAAGCGTAATCAAAAAATCGATATCACCGAAAATCAGATAGACCCGTCGTTTGTGGTAGATAAAACCAGGGGGGCGGTGGCAGTAAGCGACGTGATGGCAAGGAAAAAGGTCATCAGGGTGGAAACGGACATGGGCGCTAGAGTGAGCGACGTGATAATGCCGTTCCCGACGCCGCCTACGTATCAGCTAAGCGAAGAGATAAATATGCTCGGCAAAGAGTACGAGATAGCTACGGGCGTAAATAGCGTAATGACCGGTCAAACCAGCCCGAGCGATCGCCGCGCTATGGGTGCGCTACAAACGGTGAACGCCGCAAGCTCGATGAGAATAGAAAGCATGATGCAGACTCTGCTAGAAACTATGCTCTCAAGCTACGCGCAGCACTTCGTAGGGCTGCTGTACCGCTTCGTAAGCGACGATGAATTCGTAAAAATCACCGAAGACGAGAGCGTGATAGACGTGATCGGCACGCTCGCGCAAAGAAAAGCAAACCGCCTAGACTTTGACGTTTCGGTAAATTTTGGCACGACGATAGCAAATGAAGTAAAAATCAATCAACTAAATGGGCTACTGGGCGTGCTAGCCCAAAATCAAATAAGCTCACCGCAAATAACGGGCGAAATAATCAAAGAGGTGCTAACTCTAATCCTGGGCGAAAACGCTCCGATAGAGCAGGTGGACGAGGCTATGGCTCAGATGTCGGCGATGCAGGATGCGGCGCAAGCTCAGGCTATGGAGCAGGCGCAAACGGCGCAGGAGCAAGCGGGGCAAGAAGAACAGGCGCAAAGTGAAGTTAGCGAGGAGGAGATGGAGATGGCGGCTTTGGCAAACGGCGGGATTTAGGGCAGGCCTTGCCCTGAGTGCGAAACATATTCGCGCGAGGAGTTTTTGTATGTTTTTTAGGACGGCGATAAATAAAATAATAAAAATTTTAAAGGAGAAGACATGGCGTATAGGGACAAATACGAGGTTTTGGGTGTTGTCGTCGCTTTGGCCACGAACGGGCTTAGCGTCTACAAAAAAGGCGATGACGAAGGGCAGATTAGCGGCGGAAGCATCGGTGATGTCGTGGTTAGGGCTAAGGGCGAGGATGGCTTTGCCTCCGTGAGCATCATAGGCGAGCAGGAGTGGGAAGCTATGCCGCAAAACGAGGCGGCCGAGGCCGAGATGAAACAGGCCGCGTCTGGCGCAAAAAATCTCACTCCCGAGCTAGCTAAAGCCAAAAACGAGATTGAACGCTTGAGGGCTGAAATCTTAGAGGCCAAAGGCGAGGCTGAGCGTTTTAAAGAGGAGTGTGTAGCCTTGCAAGATCGCGTAAGTGCAGCAGCTGGCGAAAATATGACGTTAACGCAGAAAGTTTCGCAGCTTGAGACTGAAAACAAAAAACTAAAAGAGGCGGCCAAGAAAGCAGAGAAGAGCAAGGCCGATAACGCGCCTAAGGCGAATGAGCCACAGGAGAGCTTAATATGATTAAGAAAAATACGGCGCGTCCGCAAGACGCGGTGTGCTTCAGAGGGGTGCAGGGGATAAAATCCCTGCTCGTAAAGGCGGGCTTAGCTCGCCTGCGAAATAAAGGAGGAAACTAATGCCGGACGTATACGATCAGGATTTAGAGGGGCTTGTGGCCGCAGAGGAGACGCAAACGCAAGAAGCCGAGGCAGCCGTAAAAACCGCGGATAAACCACAGGCGCAGGCGGAGGCCAAAGCGCCCGCGGCGGCGCAGCTTGACGACTCCGTTAAGCTCAATAAAGAAGAGTATGCGGACTTTCAAAGAATGCGTCAAGCTGCGCAACTTTCGCAGATGGAGACGGATTTTAGGAAGAGTTATCCGGATTTTGATATGAAAAAAATCACGGACAAAATTTTAGAAATCGATGAGAAAAATCCCGGCGCAGGCGACGCGCTACTCACCCCGGTCGGGCTTGAAAACGTCTATCTAAAATTTTTCCACGGCAAGGCGCAGGAGCAGACGGAGGACGAATTCGATATAGCGCGAGGAACGGGCGGCGGCGTCGACAGATCGGAGATGATGAGACGCATAAACAAAGGCGAAATAAGCCAAAGCGAAAAATACGCGTATTTAAGCAAAATTTTTAACTAAAAAAGGAGATAAAAGATGCCTATTGTTAGACAAGGAATAATGACCAGCGACGAGGCTTTCGGAAGAAGAGGCACCGAGTTTTGGAACACGATAAAAGAGATGGGGTGGAAGCAGACGCCGTTTTTGACGTCTATCCAAAATGGCGCTCCGGTAGACAGGAGCACGAACGCGGCGGCCGGACACACGTGGTTTTACGATGAAACGCCCGACGGCGAAGCCGATAACGCGCACTTAGAGGGCGGCGCTCCTGCCGCTTTGAAATACGCTACCGGCGGACAGCTAAAAAACCAATACCAAATCGTAAAAAATACTTACGGCGTTTCGGGTACGGAAGAGGATAGCAAAAGGGTGGACGGAAATTTGATCTTAACCAAAAACGGCGAGATGGAGGCGATCAGGCATAAAAAAACGCTAGAAAAGATACTGCTTTCCGATCAAGCTGCTGTTCAAAGGGTCAATACCGGCGTTAAAAAAGAAGGAAAACTCGGCGGACTAAAAAGCTTTACTACCGCGACCAATACCTTTGACGCCACAGGGGCGGATATGTCTATGCAGTTTATTAGAGATCTGCTTAAGATCGGACATTTAAGGGGTCTGCCTTACGATTTTATACTTTTGCCCGATAAACAAATGGATAGAGTGATGGATCTGCTCGATAAATACAAGCAAGCCAACTACACCGTAGAATATCTGCACGACAAGGTTACGGCGATAAACTCCCAATACGGCGAGAATGTAAAGCTACTTTTGTCGCCGGAGCTCGCGAACAACGAGATAATAGCCTATAGATCCGAGGATATTTACGCAGTTTACTGGAGAATGACGAAGAAAAAAGACTTGCCTACCGAGAACGACGAGATCAAAAAAGAAATACTAACCGAGCTTACGCTCCGCGTGTGCACGCCGGTGGCGTTTGCTTGGCTTAAAAATTTAAAGGTATAAAGATGACCGTCTCGGAGTTTAGGCAGAGGTTGGCGGTGTATACGCGCGGCGATATAAAGATGCCGGACTTTGAAGAGTTTAAAATCTTAGCGGGCGTTACGGCGGCGGAGATAATGCGCTCTGTAACGCCGCTTGAAATGATAGAGCTTGATACCCTAGACTTCGAGGCGGAATATCACCTTGACGATAAGTATTTCGTGAGGAAATTTAAACCGCCTTTGGACGCAGAGGGCGGTGAAATAGATTTTCTTGACGAAAAGCTTATCGAGGCTTTGGCATACGGCATGGCCTGCAAAAGAACCGGCGATATACAAAAAATCGCCAAATACAAAAACTTGTATTTGCGGGCTCTTAGCGAATACGAAATAAACAATTTCGACGAGCGCAGCTACGATCTGGATCACTCTTTGGCGGCTCGCGGCTGGGCAAAACCCTACGACATCAACTACGCCCTCAATACTCATTTTGTTTGGGATGAGGCGTTTTTGGACAAACTCGACTACTGGATGGCTAATATCTCGACTACTAAAAATTTGTCGTATAGAAAATTTGTATACCTTTTTATCGATTTTCAAAACGGCAAAGGCATAGATAGGCGCGATATGAAAGAACTTGACATAATCATGAAAAAAAGGATAAGACCATGAGTAAAGAATTCACTCAAATTTGTAGAGAGATTTTAGACCTCGCTGACTGGATAAAATCCAATGCGGCGAATTTTTCGATCCTAGAAACTACGACTGCGGAGCTCAAAGAAACCATCGCTAAAGCTACCCTCGTAAATCAAAATCTCAAAGAGCTGCGCGAACATCTGGAAAATAACGATTTTAGCACTCTTTTGGCCGCATATAACGAAGCAAAGCCGAGACTTGACGGCTTTAGCGAAAAGATGAACGACTTTGATGAGAAATACGCAAAAATAGAGGGTGCGCTAACAAATCTGCCGGAGATAAAAACAAAGATCGAACAAGCTGCGCAGCTTTTAGAAAACGCACTGCCTACTCTCACGGCAAAAATAGACGAATTCAATGAGAAGCTAGCGCAGGGGCAGACAAAGCTCGATCAAACTTCGCAGGATTTTGAGGCCAAATACGGCGAACTGGTGACGCTAAAATCCGAGCTAGAAACGCTCAAAGGCGAGATAAATACGCTGCTTTTGCAAGGCGTGATCAACGATACGCAAACGGCTACTACGACTACGTTTTCAAGCGTAAAGATTAAAGCCGAGCTTGACGCGCTAAAAGGGCAAATCCCCGATACCGCAAATTTGCTCACGTCTGAAGCGGCAGAGCAAACATACGCCAAAAAAACGGATGTGCCCGACGTGAGTGCCAAACTAGACGCCGTAACAGCCGAGACGACATACGCAAAAAAGATAGAGATACCTAGCGTTGCTGGTTTTCTAAAAACCAAAGTAGCCGAGCAAACCTATATGAAAAAGGGCGAAATACCAAATATCGAGGGCTTGCCGACTATGGAAAAGATAGATCAAACCTTTGCAAAAAAAGACGACGTAAATTTATCTTTGGCAACAAAGCTAGGCAAAAACGAAAAGGCTAGTGATAGCGCGATGCTTGAGGGGAATGCGGCGAGTACATTTGTAAAGGCGGATAGCGTCTCAAGCGAAGCTACGGCAAACAAGATCGTAAAACGTAGCGAAGACGGCAGCATATACGCAAAAGCGATAAATAGCGAGAAATTAAATCTAAACTCTACGGTAGAGGATGGGGCTCTAGCGGTAAACTCAACCGTACTTTTCTCTGAAAACGGAAGCGAGCTAGTAAGAAAAGCTAGTGTTAGCAAGCTAAAAGAGCTTGTAAAAACTGAAGTAAATTTGAGCGAATATATCAAAAAGACTGATGCGGACAATAACTATCTAAGCAAGACCGCAAAAGCTAGTGATAGCGCTAAGCTAGGTGGACTTGCAGCACAAAGTTATGCACAAAAAACAGAGTTGCCAAACTTTGCTGAATATCTCACAAAGACGGCAGCTGATCAAAAGTATGTTCTAAAAGAGGGCAATAATGGCGGGGATATAGTTTCTTTTAATGCGGACGGTGGATATATTAAAAGAGCTAACGGGCATATAACCCAAATAGCAATTTTAACTAAAGACAGAATACGCACATTAACAGGTGGTCAATCTGATGCGCAATATATACATTTACCTTTACCTATTGATTTTCCGAACGGTGTCTTAACTATAAATTATACTTATTTTATAGATTCCGACAGGGCGATCTCTTCGGGAAACCCTAGTTTTGGTAGGCTCCAACAAAGCTCTGCACTCTATAAAAAATACCCTTTAAGAATAAATGCTGTTTTTTCCAAAAAACCAAAGAATAAACTTATTTGTTCTTTTTTATGGTACTACGAAACGTATAAGGAGTACAAGGAGGTAAATGGCGGGTTTCTTGCGCTTAATGATCTACTAAAAACCCTAACAGACGGAAGTGTGTCTGCAGAGCTAACAGAGAAAATTGTGTTTACAGTGGAGGGCTATTAAAATGAAACTAACATTAAAACAAAAACTACAAATAGCTAGAAACCTAGTCTTTGAGATACCTATCGAGATACTGCATTTTTTCGTCGTGCCGATCGCTTTGATTTTTTGCGACAAAGAAAGTGAGAATTTGCCAAAGTGGGCGGCGTGGTTTGATGATCCGGACTACGGCATCAACGGCGACGACGGTTGGAAAAATGAGCATTTCCCAAACGGCAAAAACCGCACCTATTGGGCGAGGCTTTGCTGGCTATACCGCAACCGTATAGGAAATTTCAGCGCGAAGTATCTAGGCGTCAAAGTCGAGGACATAGACGCAAGCACGGTGCGTACAATAGGCGATACGCTCGCTACCTACAACAAAGGACAAAAGAATACCGAGTGCCTCGTGACGTGCAAGCTCAAAGATGGGCGCGAGCGTTTCGGCTACTACCGCGAAATCCGATATGGCAAATCAAAATGGTATTGTCGGATCTATCTGGGCTGGAAGCTGATGGACGTCGTAGGTATGAGGCAGGATAATAAGGCCGAGTATATGGACGAGAACGACAAAAAGATACTTCAGACGGTGTGGGCAATAAACCCGCTAAAAAGGATAAAGCAATGAAGCCGTCCACAAAGAAATTTGTGATTATAGTTGCCGTTGTATTGACGGCCGTATTTTTATTAAATTTAGTCAAATAAAGGAGAGGCAATGCAAAAATACATAGGAACCAAGGAAATTAAAGCCGCGCCGATGAGCCGCGGAGAATACAACAAGCTGCGCGGCTGGGAAGTGCCTGCTGATGAAAATCCGAACGACGAGGGCTATCTCGTAGAGTATGTCGATAGTAAGAAAAATCATCCGAATTTTGACGGCTACATCTCGTGGTCGCCTAAAAACGTCTTTGAAGCTACTTATCAAAACATCTCCGAGGGGTTTGATTTTGGCTCCGCGATACGTTTTTTAAAACAGGGCAAAAGAGTGGCGCGCAAAGGTTGGAACGGCAAAGGGATGTTTTTGTTTTTAGTCAAAGGGTCTAAATTTATTGCAAATCGCGAACCGCTTTTATCTATCTTCGGAGATGGGGTCGAGATTGATTACTGCCCTCACATTGATATGAAAACGGCCGATGAAAAGATCGTGCCGTGGCTTGCTAGCCAGACGGATGTCCTTGCTATTGATTGGGTATTAGTGGAATGAATTTCCTAATCGCAAACAAGCTTTGGCTAATCGTAATTGGCGGGCTAATCGGTATCTTGCTTGGGCTTGGGGTTGAAATTTGGAAACTAAGAAGCGACATCGACGAGGCTAAGGTGGAGCTGGATAGTGCGCAAAAAGAGCTTGCGATAAAAGAAGCGAATCTGCAAATTTCAGCGGCAAATCTCTCTGAGTGCAACTCCAAAATCCAGCTGCAAAACGCCAAATTTAAGGAGCTTGAAGTAAAAAAGCCCGACGTAAAAAAGACGCAAGAAAAAGCAAAACGTAAATTTGAGAGCATAAAGCCGCTTACGACACAAAACTGTGAGGAGAAGCTGGAGCGATGCGAAAGGATATTTGATGAGCTTGCGCGCTAAGATCGGGTTTTTCTGTATCGCCATATTGTTTTTAGGCTGCGCAAAAGAGTCGCAGATCATCACGCGAACGGAGTATAAGGACGTGTATGTCGCCGTGCCTTGCATCGACGAGATGCCGCAAAAGCCTGAGCGAGACAGAAGCGACCCCGACAACCAAAAAAAGATCGCAGAGTATTTTAAGGCCTGCGAGGACCTACTAAAACAATGCGTAAGAGGTGCGAAATGAGCGAGCTAGTCATCAGAAAGATCATGGGGCTTAGAATCAGCAAAAAAAGAGCGCTAGAGATAGCTCTATCCATCCTCCTGGCCTTGATTTTCGGGGCGGCAATAAGATGAATTTCCCCGGCAAAGAATACCTGTATCTTTTTTGGGTATTGGTAGTGGGTGCTGTCGGCGGCATCTTGGGGCTACTAGATGAAAACGGTAATCCCAGAAACCGTCGCACTTTGCGCGCGCTATTGGCGGGCGTTCTTACGGCGATGTTTCTTTGCTGGATTACGTTTGTGGTCGCAAACCATTTTATACATGACATAGAGTTTTCTTTGGCTATCGGTGGGGTTATAGCATTTATGGGCGGGGACTGGGTGCGTAGAAAAATTGACAAAGCTGCGGATAAAAAAATAGACGGGCTGGGCGATAGGGGCTACGACTACGGAGATTACGACGACTACAGTGGAAGTTTTAGGCACGAGGAATGGAAAAGTGACAAATAGCGAGATACTAGAGGGCTTGCAAGCAAAGCGCACCAAATGCACCGTGTGGAGCCGCGTAATGGGTTATCACCGCCCCGTCGAGGGCTTTAATATCGGCAAAAAGGGCGAGCATAAGGAGCGCGCGTTTTTCGAGGAAAATAAACTAAAAAGGATAGCAGATGGCAAATTTTAACGAGGCTTTTCAAATTCTGATGCGATTGGAGTTTTCTAAGCCGGAGGACGCACTAGATAGAAACCCAACAGAAAAGGGGTGGACGTTTATGGGCATCTATCAAAACGCTCACCCGCATTGGAAAGGCTGGGATGAGATATTAGGAGCAGTAGCATACGGCGGCGACATCGAGAAAATATCCCGTGCGCTTTACGGCAGAGAGAATTTGCGCGCTGAAGTACGTAGGTTTTACAAAGAAGCATATTGGGACCGCATGCGGCTTGACGAAGTCGCAAGCCAACTCAAAGCCAATGAAATGTTTATTTTCGGCGTGAATGTGGGCATAAGGCCTGCCGTAAGAGTTACGCAGCAGCTAGTTGGCGTGGTCAATGACGGCATCGTCGGTGAGCAGACGCTGGCGGCGATAAACCGATATGACGAGGAACGGTTTGATAAACAGTTTGATCGCGCCGAGCTTCAATACTATAACGGCCTGATCGAGAAAAATCCGAAGTTTAGAATTTACGCCAATGGCTGGCGCAATAGGGCTTTGGCGGTGTAAGGTGAACGCAAAATACGATAAAACCTTTGTGATCGGCAGCGCTTTTATCATCGACATAAAATACTACGGCGCAGACAGCAAGCCTCTAGCCTTCCCCGCTAAATACACGAGCGTTGATATGATTTTTACCAATGTTGGAAACGACAAAAAATTAGTGCTTAACGGTGTAGGTAGCGTAAACGGCGGTAGAGTGAGAATTGAAGTCCCGGCTAGTGCGTGGGATAAGGCAGAAAGCGGCTTTTTCAAAAACGACGTGAGCGATATATTTGGCTGCGGCGGCAAGTGGCATAACTACTCCGTATGGCTCAAAAGTTCGGTATCAAACGACGAGCTAAACATACTTCGCGGCGCGGCGAAGCTGGTAAGAGGTAAATAATGGCAGATGAATTTTTAAACCCAAACGTGTTTGTGACACCTGATTATCTCGAGGTATTTCCTCTGGGTATAAATCCCGATGCAAAATGCGACGAGAACGGTGGCGGCGGAAGTAGCGGAGGTGGTAGTGGCGATAGCGGAGGAAGTAGCGGCGGGAATAACAAATTTAATCCTTTCGACTATCTAAGCGAGCTTGACCAAATCATCGAAGATTGGATGAATAAAAATTATACCTTTGATGACGTAAATTTGAGAAATAAGCTTCTTGGCATCATAAAAGACATCAAAGAGACCAAAAGCGAGCTAATAGCCGTCAATGGAAAAATAAAGGCCATCGTAGAAAATAACGACGTGGCCATAACCACAGACGACGAAGCACTAGCACAGGCTATCAAAAAGATCAATGCGAAATTTGGCGAAATAAGCGCGAGCATAGATCAAATCAAGCAAGCCTACACTTCGGCAGATACCGCCATAGCTCAAAGATTTGAGCAACTCAAGGCTTCAATGCCCGATGCTTATGGCATAGCAACCGAGATCACCAAAAACGTAGAAACCCAAATCAAACGAAGCGTAGACGGCAAGGTAAGCTCGATCACGGGCGATCTAACGCAGCTAAAAACCAAGGTGGATAACCAAGACATAAAAATAACCAATGCTTCGGCAATAGCTACCCAAGCCAAAGATTGGGCGGCTAGGGTAAAATCGGTAGTAACTGATGGCAACAGAATCACCGGCTGGCAATATGCCGACGGCTCGGGCAGGACTTCGACATTTGAGATTATGGCGGATAATTTCAGGATTTCAAACTCGAGCAAAAGCCTAAGCCCGTTTGTGATCGTGGGCAACAAAATAAGATTCACGGGCAACGTGGAGTTTGACCAAATACAGCAAAAAGGAACGGTCGTAAGAATCAGATGTTACAGAAAAGCCGGGCTAAGCGCGATAAATCCTCACAAAGAAGCGGGGTCTTTCAACCCTGACGAGCAATACGCCTTAATCTGTATGGAATGGCACGAGGATGCGGCAAGGACTAAGTATAAAAACGGAGTCTATATTACCGATAGAAACGCGGCTACTCAGCTTGTCGGCGCTCCGGCAATGGTTCCCTTTAGCGAGGGCGTTATAACGATATTTTATTTTAGGAATACGTGATGTTTTATCTCATTTCAAAAAAGGACCAAAAAATCAGCGGCTACGCTACATCCTTTGAAAACAGCGAGGATTTCTTTTGCGTTTCTAAGGAAGCCATAGACGAAGCCGCCAAGAGCGCGGGCATAAAGGATGTCTACGGCAGGACGTGGAAAAGTGGAAAGCTGGGCGACGAAAACGGCAGCGCGAGTATTTTTTTGGATAATAGCAAATATATCAAAAAGCTTGAGCAAGATAGCAAAATACAAAATCTCAAAATTCAAGTCGGCGATAAAGCATTTGACGCGGATGAAAAAAGCCAGCAAAGGATGATGATAGCGATCCAAGCTATGGACGACGGCGAAAGCACAATATGGAGACTGGCCGACAATACGAACAAGCAAGTGAGCAAATACGAGCTAGAGCAAGCCCTCAAGCTTGCGGCGGCAAAGATGAGCAAAATAATCCTAGGAAATAAAAATGCCGATTAGCGATCCTGAATTTAACGCCCTAAAATCAAGAGTGGATATGCTGGAAGTTGAGATAGATAGCGCAAAGTCTGAAATTTTAACTTTAAAAAATAGCTTTTTACTCTTGCAAAGCACAACGGCGAATCAATACAAACTAGCCATGGACAAGATAGCCGCGCTAGAGGAAAAAGACAAAGCCATAGAGCAAAGGATGGAGAGGGCGGAGCGAAGCATAGGTGAACTGGATACCGATGCGTCGTTTGCAAGGTCAAAAATCAATAGACTTGAAAGACAAAAAAAGGGACTAGCATGAAAATACAAAGTGGTAATTTTAAAAAAGCGTATTTGGATAATTTTAAGGAAATTTTGCGTGCCGCAACATCCCCGGAATCTCCTTTTGCAAAAACGACGCAATATATCGATGAGCAATTTGACAAATACAACATCGGCGACGACGTAAGGGCCAGAACTATCTCGGGGTTGCTGGCCGACCTATCCATAAATTTCACTCAAAACTCAATGCAAAACGCAATGGATCTAGCGCAAAAAGAGCTGACCTTTGAGCAGGAGCTTCGCGCGCTACAGCTACGCAATCAAGGGCTAGAAAAAGAGCTCGAGGCGCTAGAGCTAAAAAACAAATACATGAAAGAAAAGCACCCGCTGGAGATGAAACAGCTCGAAGCGCAAAACGATCTCACTGCCGCGCAGATAGAAAAAATAAAGGCCGAACAAAAACTCGCAGAAGAGCAGCACAAGGCCATCGAGCGGCAAGTTAAAGACAACCGTATCATCAAATCGACCTCGATCCTGGGCGACTTCTTGCAAAACCTCGCTCAACGCGATTTGATTCCACCTGCGTCAATGAACGAGCATTTTTTCAATCTGCTCGCAGCTATCACCAAAGGCGACGGCATAACTACCAAGCCGATAGCAGACTACGAAATCAAAAAAGGCAAATAGTTTGCCGGTAAAGGCTAAATTTGCAAACATACATAGCGTTTAACGACATTTTAAACGTCACTAATCCAGAAGATAGCGACGTTTTTTCTTTTATGGCGGGAGCCTCGGCGTTTGATTATCTCTTTGCCGGCGGCTCGGCGTATAGCCCAAGCTTCGAACCTATGCCAAACCTCGCATCTCTTTTTATATCTCAAGGTTATTCTCTTACACTTTCGTTACTCGATCTGAACGAAGACTACGCCGAGCTGGCGCTACTGCCTATGCAAATTTTGATATTTCGCGAGTGGAACAAAAGGGCTAGAGACGAGGCGGCCGAGGCCGCAGGCGAAGAGATCGACGATGTGGTCAAAAAGGCTGTAGAAAAAGCTAGAAATATATTGCGCGAGAGAGACAAAGACTTTGCCGGCCCCGACGGTAGAACGATGGGGCGAAGCGGAGCGGTGAGCGGCGAGTTTTTAAGGGAGCTAGCCGAAGAGAGGAAAAAGGGCGCGTTAAGAGCGGCGCTGCAAGGATACGCTATGAACAAGTGGGGGCCGCTGGGAGCGATCGCCGCTGGCTGGGCGTACGACGGACAAATCAGCGCAGCCACGATCCACGACGTAGTGACCGCAAGCCTAAAAAAAGAGATAGTAAGCCTAGGCGTGCAAACGCTATCAAAGGCGCTTGGCGTAACTTCGGCTTTTGGTACGCTGGCGATAGGTTTTGCACTGGATAGCCTTTTTACGGAGACGTTTGAAGTGATGAGCGGGCTTGATAATCATTTCGGCTTCGGCGGCGATTTGGCGGGATTTACGAGCAGGGGAGAGCCGATGTATGAACAAAAGATAGGATTTTTAGACGGCGTAAAAAGAGCGCTAGGTTTTGACATAGGCAGGATCGAGCTAGAAAATGAGTATGGCCAAACGGTAGGCTACGAGTGGAAAGGTAAGAAATTTGAGTATGCTCGCCCTATAGAGAAATTTAGCGATTACCTAAACACGCCAGCAAGGGATATGGGGCTAACGCGCGCAAATAGATTTATGGACGCGGGCAGCATAATGTCGAGGATGAATCAAAGCTATAGCCGTTCGCAGATAGAAAGGGCGCTAGAAAAGAGTACGTTTGGCTCGGTGGCGGGGTTTAAGCCAGACGGCTTTTCTCCGTTTGGAAGGCAGCTATACTCCGCGGCGTTTGACGACATCATGGATGCGGTGGAGCCTGCGGTTACTTCGGTGATGAGGATGCAACAAGGCGGTATGCAACGACTCGGAACGAACAAGAATACGTTTGAAGGGTTTGCGGGGTCTAGATTCGGACAAACCGCGTATAACTATCACGGCTATTCGAGATGGGGCAAGACGCTAGGAATGCAAAAATTTAAAGAGGATTATGAGCGCGGATTTTTTGGGAATCGTGAAGTGGGTAGCCGAGGCGGAATCAACGGCACCGGAGCGCACAGCAGAGGCGGTGCAATGGCGGCCGAGGCAGCCGACAAAGCCGGCAAAAGCGCCAGCGTAAGTAGCGCTATGAACTCTGGCAATCGCTCAAATAGCTCAGGCAACCGCAGAGGTGGAAACATCAGCGGCACGACCGGTTACGGAAAAACAAGCCGCGGCGAAAAATCAAGACAAAGACAAGCCGAGAGAAACCTAAGCAGCAATAAGAGTGGCAAGAAATAATATATGAAATTTAGGAAAAAAATAGGTAAGTTTTTAATCGAAACTTGGGTTTTGTGTTTGCCGGTAAAGCGGCGGACTTCCGCCCGGTTTTTCGCAAGAACGGCCGGGCATTTTTTAAGAATAAGGAGAGAAATATGTGGGATTGGTGGAAAAATCTTTCAAGCGGGATTAAAAATAATGCCGATAGCTTGCAGGCCGCAGGCGCGCTGATGGGCGGCCTAGGCAGCGCATTTAGTGCCTACAAACAAGGCAAGGCCGCGGATAAAACCTACAAACTAAACCTTGACCTACTCAAAGAAGAGAAGCGCCGCCGAAATCAGGCGCAGCAAAATTTGGAGCAGGGATGGTTAAGCGCGATGAGTAAGAGAAAGGACGAGGAAAATGCGATTTAACATCGACTACCTAAGAGCGCCCGAGTATAGTAAGGGCGCAGGCATCGGAGCGGGCTTTGCGGCTCTTGGCGATAGTCTCGTGAAAATAGGGCAGATCGGTAAGGAACGTCAAAAAATAGACGACGAAAACGCGAGGTATCAAGAGGAAAAAATTTATAAATATGATGACTTAAATTTTAGAAAAAACTCACATGCCGACGAGATGAAGGCTAAGGCCGATGAACTAGGGTACCAAAAAGACAGAGATGAAAAAGATCGTATTTATAATCAAAAAAAATTAGACATGGAAATGCTAAGGGCCGATAAAGATAGGGCTGTGGATTGGGCGAGAGCTAACGCACAAGCCGGCTACTACGGCTCGCTAGTGCAGGAGCACACGGATAAGCTAAACCGCCAAAAACAAGAAGACGCGGCTAACGTGGCGGCGTATAGGCAGTTTTTTCCAGATGAAACAAAAGGCAAGAGCGACGCGGAAGTCTTGGCCATAGGAAACATCATGCAGCGTTTTAGCAAAAACAAGGCCGCCTCCGGTGATGAAAGCTGGGTGAAAGTCGATGCAGCTACATATAACGAGTATGCGCATCTTGGCGTAACAAAAAACTCCAAAGACGGCTATTATCTTAATAAAAATTTCGTAGATGAGCTAGCAAAAGAGTCCGATGCTAGGCGCGAAGCCAAAGGCGATCAATCCGGATATAAAGAGAGGAAAAGCGATCTAGCGAGGAAAAAGCCGTTTATATTCGGCGATGACGGGGCGATGTGATGCCTGTTACTATACGCGAATATTTAGGCGACGAAAAAATAGCGCAGCTAGAGGGTATGGGGTTTTTGCCGAATTTGATCGCCGATATGGCTAAGCGTCAATATATGCAAGATAGGCAAGCCAAAAGAAACGAGCTAGCGGACTCTGGGCTAGACGGGAAGCTAGTTCAGGGCATAATGCGCGGCGACGTGAGTGAAGAAGAGGCGAGAAACGCGCAGAAATTTAAAGAAATCGGGTCAATAAGGCACGGTTGGGGGCTAGGCGGCGCTAAAACTGTCGTCGGTGATGTAGATGCGGTCGAGCGTGTGAGCGACTTTGTAAATCCGTTTTACGAAGGGCAGCGCGACGAAAAAGGAAACTACGTCTATCAAAACGCCATAGAAAAAGGGTTACGCCCAAAAATCAAAAGCACGGAGAAACTGCGAGACGACTACGAAAAGGTCACAGGCGAGACGGCATGGGGCAGTCGCATAATGGAAGGCATTACTCAAATGGTAGGCGATCCTGTAAATTTCGTCGGCGGTATGGGGTTACTTAGCAAAGGAAGCAAGCTGGCGCAGTTTGGTAAAAAGTCTCTATTTTTTGCGGGAACGGGCGCGGCAAGCGGCGGCGTGATGGCTCTAGGCGAGGGCAAAAACGACGAAGAGACGCTAAAAAATATGGGCTACGGAGCGGCGGGCGGTTTTGTTTTGGGGCACGCAATAGATCAAGGCATCCAAGGTATCGGAAAACTCATAGCAAAGCGCCGCGCAAGCAGAGCCGCAAACGAAGCGGACGCGATAGAGCATGCCGAAAATAGCGAGTTTATAGGCGGCAGGGACGACGACGGAGGCGGTACGGGCGGTGCGGCCGGCGAACTAAAAACTGCCCGGACGATGACCGCGCGAGAGTTTGCGACCGGCGAAGCGGGGCTAGACGAAGCCACGGCGGCAAAGGTCGTAAAAGAGGCTGTGCAAGGCAAAGAAAAAAGCGAATTTATAGATGCGGGTACTTACGCAGATATAGTAAATTTTAAAAATTTCGAGAACCAAAGAGACTATGCTAGAGCTTACGGCAAGCAAATAGAAGCGGCTAAGACTAGCCTAAATAATGCACGCGAGCAATCGGCCATTAGGTACTCCCAGACTCAAAAGGCTATCAATGAATACCAAAAACAAGGCATGTCCGCAAGCGCGACGAAAGAGCTGATTAGCGCTAAATTTAAACCCGGAGTGGACGAGATAAACTATACGAGAGCTTATAACGACGGTGTGGACGTAGATCCAAGACTTGCCGGGCAAGGGATATTTTACGCGCTTGAAAAAGATATCGCGGCGCAGGCCTATACCCCCGAAATTTACGCCGCAAGGCTAAAGCAAAGAGGCTTTTCGGACGAGAGCGCGCAGGCTTTTACGCAAGCCTACGCAAAAAAAGATATAAACATCGCCAAAGACTACGCAAACGGCAAAGTAGCTGAGGCGTATGAGGGGCAAATACAAAAACAAATCGCAGAGGAGATTAGGGCGAGAGATGAAGCAGAAACTAACGGACTACCAGATAGCGTTTCTAGTATCGGCGATAATGCAAGCCGAGCAGGCGGACGACAAGCAGGCGATGAGCAAATACTACGCCAAGGCCGACGGGATACTACAAATGCTGGCCAGACAAAGCGGCCAGCCCAGAGCGATGAGCAAATGGAGCAACAATGGGCCGCTAAAGCAGATGGCGAGGCTGATGCCGCAGCTGCAGGCGAGCAAGTGGTGGAAAAACAAGCTATCGTTGATCTCAGGAAAGACTACGATGTAGATAGGTTTTTACGTGATAGAGAAAACGTAAGCGCAAAAGATGCCAAATACGGCTCAAAGATAGCGCAAAAGAGCGATTTGGTTACGAGATGGGATAAAAACGGACGCTCATACGAATATATCCCCCCGCTTAAAGAAAAGAATCACAATGCCGACTTTTTAACTACCAAAGCAGACGTAGCTAAAATAAGAAGCGGCAGAGCCGATGAAGCCACCATAAATAAACTAAGAAGCGATCTAAGAGATAGCGAACATCTGGGCTACGACTATAAAACGACAGATAGCGAACTAAGAAGCGCATACAAGGATGAAAACATAGACTGGAGCGCAAAACCTCACGGTATGAAAGACGACGAATACGTAAACGATCTGGTATCAAAAGGCAAAGCCCCCATACTGTTTTCAAACGCTCATCTAGGTAGCGGCATGGTAGCGGGGACTCTAAACTCCGTAGACGAGGACGGAAATTTTAGCCCTGAAAGGTTTGCTGCGGGATTTTTGGTGGGTCTTGCAGGCGGCAAAGCGGTAGCTACGGGTCTGAGAAAAATGACGCCGAAGCTATACAATAAAATCCTAGGCATAGCCGAAAAGATGCCGCAGATGGCAAACGGCAATCCAAGGCTCTTAGGCAAGCTCTACTCAAGCGGTAAAGACGTAAGCCTAAATTCTTTTGCCGGAGAAAAAGCGATCACCGCAAACGTCGGCAAACTAGATCAGGCAAAAGCAATGCTCGAAAAGGGTGCGGACGAGGTAGAAATTTGGCAAAAGACGGGGTGGTTTAAGGATGAAATTGACGACAAGTGGAAATTTGAAATAAATCCAAGAGGCGGAGAATTAAAACCGAATCCTCCGAGAAACACCGTTTTATATAATGTTTTAAACGACGAAAAGCTTTATGAGGCCTATCCCGAGTTACAGCTATACAAGGTGGAGGTAGCCGGCGAATACAACCCGATGGCGCTAAAAGCGTTAGGTAGCGCAGACGGCGGGTTTATCCCCTCTCAAAAAACGTTCATAGTAAACGAAAAAACGACGGATTTTAAGAGTACTTTATACCACGAAATACAGCACGCTATCCAAGAAATCGAAGGATTTAGCCCCGGGGCTAGCTCTAAAAACGGTAAATATTGGCTCGCAGGCGGGGAAGTAGAAGCTAGAAACGTACAAAAAAGAATGAACGACGTAAGCTATGACGGTTTTAAGAACTCTACTTCTATGGAGTTTTTTCCGTATAAAGAAGAAGCTCAACTGCAAAGGATGGCAGGAGATAAAGAGTATATGGAATATCATAAATTATCCAAGAAGTATAGCGATTATCTTAGCGATAAGGGCGACGAGCTTAGCGCGCAAGAAGAAGCTAGGCTTGGCGAGCTCTATGAAAAAATCAAAGATAGGCTAGGGTTCACGGGGGACGACTATAAAAAGGGCTATGAGCTTTATTTAAAAGAAAATGCCGAGTATCAAAAACACCCCCTTCATACTCTTGACGCGCCGAGAGGCGAGCGGGTGAATATAAGCCGCGGCGACTTAAATTTAAGTAAAGAACTTGAGAAAAAGTATATTCTAAAGGACGGAAGCATCAATGAAGCCGCCGTAAGAAAAGAAGCCGAGCCGTTTATAGAAAAAGAGTATAACCTAGAGAATTTTAAGGCCGAGTTTCCAAACGGCAAGGTAGATACGCCGATAGGGGAGGTGGGTATATCGGTTTCGCAGTTTTATAAACTAGGACACAAGGGGCGAGATGAATATTTCGGATTAATAAAACCGACTCTTGAAAGGCCCGCGTTTGTCGTGGATTTTGAAGATACTACGTTTTTCTTTAAGCCTTTTAGGGATAAAGACGGCGTCGTTAAATTCGCTTCCGTGATCAAGGAAAGAGACGGGGGACTAGATGTAATTTCTAACTATCCGATGAAAAATAGAAAATTTGAGCTAATAGCGAGAGAGGGCAAAGTAAGATACGTCCAAGGCTCTGTCGTCGTAAGACCCCTAGAACACTCCTTGGACGATACCGTCCGAAGCTCTGGTGATATAAAATCCTTAGAACACTCTTCGGACGGTAAGGGTATTATACAGCAAAACGAAGAAAAAGTCCATCATAGCCGCAGGATAGAGGAGATAAAACGCGAACATCCAAACGTGGAGCGCGAGCTGGACGAAAGTATAGCGGCGATGAGAAAAGAGAGCTTTAACGACTCAAATTTTAAAGACGGGCTGATAAGTAAATTTGATACGAAAGAGATAACTACCCAAGAGCTCGGCAAAAGCGTAAATCTAAGCGACAAACAGCTAGCCGTCCTAAAAAACGATATAAAAAATGCGGACTTTAAAGTAATCAATGAAAGCAAAATTTACTTTGACAAGATCGGCAAAGACGGGGATAAAAAGAGATTTTTCGTCGATATTGCAGAGGATGGAAGTCTAAGAGTGGACGCATACGCAAAATCGCAAGTAGATAATATACCAGTAAAGCAAAGCGCACTGGAGGAGCTCGCAGACGTCGGCGACGCGGCAAGGCTAAAAAATATGAGCTTTGAGGTAAAAGCGGCGTATCGCAACGAGCTAGATCCTATCAAAAAAGAGGTGATACTAAAGACTGCCGAGCTAAACAAACTAAAAAAGGCGGCTCAAAGCGGAGATAAGGCGGCCGCGGCTAAATTTGAAGAGTTTAAGGCAAAAAATTTAGACGAAAACGGAAATATCAAGGACGGGCTAAGTCTGTGCTAAACTCGTCTGCGGAGTAAAAAAATGAGTAATGAAAAATGTCCATTAAAACAGATCCAAGAAAGATCGGGGAAGCTGCTAGACAAATGGGCGCTAAAGGTTGATAGCGCATTTGAAAAGGCGAGCGAAAAGCTAGATAAGGCCGCAAAGTGGGCTGATGAAAATATCCCGTTTGCCGGCGAGCTACTAGACGTGCGTGATCACGCCAAAGAGATTGATGAGCTACTGGGCGAATATCATAGAGCCACTGCGGCGATATATACGCAAGCAGGGCAGTTTAAAGAGTATCTAGGCAAGCTAAGTCTAGGCAATAGAAAGGCGATGTTTAAGGCGCTTGACGGTGAGATGGACCCTAGCGAGCTGCCTGAGCACGTCAGGCCGCTATACGAAAAGGTGCGCAAGACTATAGACGACGGAGCGCAAGCCTTGGTGGACGCGGGGGCGCTAGAGTCAAAAAACGTCATCAAAGACTACATAAAACACTACTATAAAAAGCACCTAGACGAAGCCAAAGAAAATAGCCGTATCGCAAAGGCGCTTAGACAAAGCAAGTTTTTCGCTAGAAAGCAGATGAGCTGGGAGCAAAAGCAACTGCGCGAGATAGAGGACGATGCGGCCTTTGCGGTCACGAATACGATCCTAGAGCAAAAAAAGCAGCTGCTTAAAGCCCAAACCCTAAAGCTTTTTGCGGACAAATTTGCTAAAGACGCGCCGCCTGAAGGAGCCGATGGGCTAAAATGGGTACGAATAAGCGACGAAAGCGCGGGCGGCGGCATCAAGAAATACGGAGCGCTGGCGGGCAAATACGTGCCTGAAGACGTCGCAAACGCTCTAGCCGAGGCTGAGATGCTAGGCCGAGAGATGGCGAAATTTAACGGCTCATACTACAAGCTGATCGATCATATCAAGGTAAACGTGACGGTGAAAAATCCTTTTACGCATCTTTATAACTTCGGCTCAAATATGGCCCTTGCGTTTTTGCACGGGGATTTTAACGAAGCGGTAAAGACTACGGCGGCGTGGATAGGGCGTAGTGATCAGTTTAAAAAGTGGGAAAATTTGGCTAACTCGCTAGGGCTTGATAGCCACCTAAGCGACCTTGAGGGGCTAGTGCGACCGCTACAGAGCGACTCTGGCGGCAATATCCTAACAAAGGCGCTAAAAAACGCGTATATGGCCGAGGGTAGCTATCTGGGCGACAAGGCTAGGTATCTATACTCGATGGAGGATAAGGTATTTAAGATCGCTAGGTTTAAGAAAAATTTAGAGCTGATCGCTAAAGACAAGGGGTTTGACGTAAACGACTTTAGCAAATTTAGCGCGGATGAGCTAAAGGCGGCGATGAAAGACGCGCAGTATAGTTACGTGGACTACTCTACGCATTTTAACGGCACGCTAAAACTACTGGACAAAAGCGGAGTGCAGCCGTTTCTCCACTATGCCATGAAATCGACTCCGATGGTCGTAAAGGCCGCGCTAAAGCGTCCGGATAGATTTTTGATGATGCAAGCGGCGCTAACTTTTGGTGGCGGCAGCGCGTGGCTGGGGGCGGATAACGAGCAAGATAATCTAGCAAAGCCCGAATGGGCCGAGAGTGGCGCGCTACCAAACCTCGTGGGCGTAAAAAGCTGGATGAGAGTGGGCGGCACGGACTGGTATTTTAACTCCGGGCGTTTGGTGCCGGGCTTTAGGTTTGACGGGTTTGATATGCTGGAGTTTAACGGTGGTTTCGTCGGCGGCGCTATAAACATAGCAAGTGGCAAAAGCACGCTAGGCTACAAGATAGAGGGCGAAGAGGACTCGACTACCGAGAAGCTAACCAAAAGAATGCTCGAGCTAACCAAAAGCTACTTCCCGCCGATCTCACCGCTGGGCCGCTACGGGCAGCAACTGGGCGCGCAGGCTACGGCCGACGTCACGGGGCTAGACGTCGCGCCTAAAGACTACAACAAGGACGACCTAGGATACGGCGGTATAATGGCAAGGGGCGTGGGCGTAAGAAGGTTTAACAAAGAAAAAGAGTACGGCAAGGAGCTAAAAAAGGCTCGCAAGGAGTATGAGCAGTTCGTGCCGGTCAAAGTGCCCGACTCCAAAGACAAGGAAAAGGTAGAAAAAGCCAAAGCTCACAACGAAAAGATCGCAAAGCTCAGCGTCGCGGATCTGCGCGAGGCTAAGGCTAGGGCGGAGGCTAAATTTAAGCGTATAAAAGACGCCGCGACCGCAGACGGCGTGAAGCTGGATATCGAGCTACTAAAACAAAGTAAGCTGGGCGGCGGGGCTTTTGGAAGCTTTAAATTTAAGTTTGGGGAGTAATCTATTTTCTTTACTTTTTTAGAAATTTGAGCTATAATGAGCCCGAAGTTAAAGGCGAGAGCTTCTCTTTCTCGCCGCTCTAATTTAAATATCCTCTTAAATTCTCATGAAAACATCCCATAATATCGTCTAAAAAGATACTCAAATTTTGCGGCATTATGCCTGTTACTTCCCCGTTTCTTAACGTGCTCACGCGAGGTTTGCCGTCGTTGGTTTTATATAAATTTTCAAAGTGGAAAGCGCGGTTTCTAATCGAAACCAAAAGATCGAGGCATATCCTGACTTTGTAAAAATTTCTTAGCTTGGTTTTTCTGTTTGTCTTTGAGTATTTGCGAAAATCTACGCCTCTAAGATCTAAAATCAGGTTATGAATGCTGCGGCGGTTGATCAGCTGCGCCCAGTAACCGAAGGTCTGATGCGAGATAAACGCGCCATCGTTGATGTCTAAAATCTGCGCGACCCTGTTTCTAGTCGCGATCTCGATGATGCCCAGCTTTGGTGCTAGCTCGCGGATAAGCAAAAAATTTGCCCTATGCTCGTCAGCACTGGAGTATCCGGCTAGTCTATCTTTAGAGAATATCGCTTCGAGTTCATCCTGGTTCATCTACAGTCCTTTATGCAATTTGCGCGATTTTAGCCAAAATTTGCTTAAGCTCGGTCGTGTATGCGGGGCATTAAATAGGACGAGCGGTGGCGATCGCGCGAGTTTAGAGCGACACAAGCGGCAAGCGATGCGGGGGCGCGGTTTGGCATTTTCTCTTACAGCGACGGCGCAAACGCGAACGCGACGAACGGCCAAAGCGAATAATGAGATAATCCCTCGGGGCGGGGCGAGTGCGCGGGTTTTTGAGGCAAACCCCAGCCCGTTTTTGACACTTTTGTAGGATTTGGCAAGAAAGTAGGCGAGGTCGCGGATTATTCGGACGGTTTTTGCTCGCAAACGGTTTAAGCTTCGCGAGCCGAAAATCTGCGAAAAACGGTTTGAAAATTTAGTAACGAAAAGAATACTTTTCAATACTACTTTTTAAAGAGTGCCTAAAATAGGGCATTTGCACACGATAAAGAAAAGCGGCTTAAGGTTAGGGCGGGCAAATTTAGCTAAATTTGGGCAAAAAACGGCGATTTGGTTTAAGGTTAGGGTGGCTTTCGCTCGGGCTGATTAGTTTTATTTTTTAAGCTTTGCGGCGGCGGTTTTGTTAGGCTAACGGCAGCCGATCGGAGCGAGCGGGCAAATTTAGATGTTATAGGGGGGGGGCTATGAACCCACTCGCCCCGCGCACTACAATACTACCGTCACCCTTAAAATTTCAAAAATTTCAAACTTTTTTATTATAAAATTTACTTATAATTCCGCTTGAAAAGTCCTAAAAATAGCACTTTTTATCTAATTTGGCCGATGTTCATATAAAAACTTTGTCTTTTTGTGAGCTATCCCCTCGAGCGCGCCAGCGTTGGGGCTTGCGGCCACTGCTCCCCGCCGTGCTCGGTTTAGCCTTACACCCAGCTTTCCTCTTCTACGTAATCATCGTAAATTTCATCATAGCTCTCGTCAAAAAATCGCCCTGCAATGTATTGCAAGATATATGCTGCCGCGTCCATAATATCGTCGCTCTTGCTCTCCGTCTCCGGGTCAAACCCCAACAGCTGTGCCTCTAGTTCGTTGGTGGCGCTTAAATTTGCATTATGGTAAATTTGTCTTGTGCGATAGTATGGCTCCAAATTTGAGATACGTTTGTTTTTAGAGTTACCGCCGTGACTGAGCGGATCTATCGGCAAATTTACGCCAGTTAGTTTTTGGATAGTGTCGATCGTGTAGAAAAAGTCGTTTTGCATGCCGGCCTTTTCTATGCCGATGCGCGCTGGGTCAAACGTGAGATAAATTTCGATTATCCGTAGGCTTCGCTCAAATGGCGTAAAGTACCCACTCGTGATGTCGATGATAAAAAGCCTATTTTGCCTATCGATCGCAAAGGTAACATAGGCTGTCTGGTCTCTGCCTTTCCCGCTTGATATGTCGGCTACGGTATAAATTTGGCACTCTTTTAGCCAAATTTTCTCTCCGTTTTCTAGCTCTATTTTGTTTGCTCGTCTGATTTTTAGCTCTTGTTTATTTACCCCGTCGGTTACTGCAACCGTGGTAAACGGTTCATTTGTTCTGTACTCTACCCCTTTAAAATACCTAAAATATTCGCGCTTAAAGATAGCCTTTTGCGGGTCGATCGCGGCACACATATACTCTTGGTAAAATTCATTTGCCAGCCCTTTTGAAACTAGGGTGCTTTGTATCTTTTTGATTTTATCCATTGGGAAGCGAGACGGCCATGAGCTTGCCCCGTTTCTGATGATCGGAATTTTTATGTAGATCCAGTCTTGTTTGGCGTCCATCTCCTCGGTGTTATTCACTATATTGTTTAGGATGCTGTCCTCGTGCAGTATCGTGCCTAGTATCACGGCCTTGCCGCGCGTAGGATGCAGAGTAGGGAGCAGGTCGGCATAAAACCAGCTACGCAGCTTTTGGCGGTTGGCATTTGAATCGATGGGGTATCTACCGACTTTACTCTCCAGGTCGTCTATGATTAGTAGCGTAGGGCGCATGTTGTCGATATTCATACCGCGAGGATCTTGCCCGGCCGAGAGAGAGACGACGTAGCATTTTTTCTCTATACTTTTGCCGTCTTCATCCTTCATGCCTTGATTGATAATAACCTCGATAAACCCTTTATTCCAAGCCTTGCCGCGGGCTAGGGCGTAGCCTTTAGCAGCTGCTTTATCAATGCTGCCTTTGATGGCTTCTAAAAACGCCGTAGCCTTGTCTTCGTTGGCCGAAACGATCATAATAAAAGGCTCGGCGGCGAAATAAAGGCGGCTTAATACGTAAATTTTATTGAGTAGGGTAGTTTTGCCGGCGCCGCGAAAAACCGCCACAGCCTTATATTGCCCATCGCCGTCGATAAAGCGGATAATCTCAAGGTGAAATTTAGGCGTTTTATTTTCGAAAATTTCAGGTTCGACGTCTTTGGCAAATTTGAGGTATAGCTCAGGAGATAGATTCAT